ACTATAAATTCATTTCCCTCTGTGCCGTCTGGCAACTCTTCATCCATCTTTAACTTCTTGGTTCTAATTATTGTTTCTTTTTCTGCTATTACAGAATCATAAAATTTTTGTATTGGATCATTTTTAAATCGGGGGAACGACAAAAGAATTACTTTGCCGTAATCTGGAAAACGAGATACGACAGATCCACGATACATATCGTATATAGCATCTGCAGTTTTAGCTTGGTCATGCCCAGTAGTATTCTCTGTGGCGAATCCAGAAATTTCATCTAGGATAACGGCTATGACGTTATAACCTTCGAATGCTTCACGCTCAGAGTGTCCAGAGTATACGTTTACATTCTTGTTAAATCTGACTTCCGAAGCCTTCGGGTCATACTTTCCAATAAACCATGGTGATCTATCTATGCGTGTTTTAAATCCCTTGAAGAAAACATTGTTTGCTTGCTGTGCGTTGACAGCAATATTAAGAATATCAATGGTATCTCCAGGAGGCTTTCCATAATATGTGGCAGGATCTTTTAGGCATAGCAGCAAATAAACTATATAAGAAACCGAGATAGTGGAGCAGTAATCTTTGCCGCTTCCTTTTCCTAGTTGTGCAATAACTTCATTACATGTTTGCTTGAATCTACGACGACCTTCTTCTTCGCCAAACAATTTTATTAGGGTAGACTCTTTATAAATCTGAGACGACTTTTCAATTAATGTATATTGATTTTCAGAAAGTGGCGGTAGTCCAAGATAGTCTGGGCTTGTTACAAATGTCTTAAGATCAACTGGTCTTTCATCAAATTCTTCTCCGTCAAGAATATCAATGAGATCATTAAAATTAAGATCCACTTGCTTCCTCTGCATCAAGAATAACTGGTTCTACTACTCCAGTTATTTGAGACAAACGTTTTGCAACTTCCATTTTACATTTAGGACAGGTTGCTGTTACTTCTTTTAATATTTTAACTAATACATCTTGCTTTCGTTCGGTCTCTGCTACCTGCGATGCCAATTCTTGATTGTCCAACAATCCGACTTCTTGTAGCATTCCAATACGCTTGCCTTCAATATCTGCAATTAGTTTTAATGCTGTTGCTTTTATATTTAATTGTCCCGCCTGATCTGCATCCTCTACGGTCTTCCAGGCCTCTTTAATAAGCATGGCATAGTGTTGGTCTGCTCCAGAGATGGCTTCCTTTGCCCTGTCACGGGCCCCAGAATCGCTTCTAACGACCTCTTTCCACTCGTCTATATATCCTAGGACATCTGAACGTTTAAAACCCGTTATAGAGGCAATCTGAGTGGGATTGTTACCTTTGAGTAATTCTTCAACAACCTTGTTCATGCGATCAAAATGATCAGCTAATTCAATTTCCATATGTAATTATTATACTCTTAGTCGACTAAAATATCAACTGGATTTAGCTATTTTGAGCAGTATTAAATAGCCAATTAGGTCATCAATATCATTATCTCCTGGATAGTCTGAGCCCTTCATAAGTCTACTTAATTTATCATCTATGCGAACATATAATTGTTCTCTTGGTTCCGCCTTTGAAAATATACGAACTGGGGATAGGGCGGAATCGCCATAAGATATATTCTTATCTATTAACATCTTTGCAATTTCATGGCAGGTATCCCAAATCTTTCTACCTGATGGGGCACCTATGGAATGTAAATATAAATCTTTACATTCAAATCTAATTGCATCTGGAAATACTGGCTCTAACATATCCGCTCCTATTGAACTTGTGATTCATATCTTGAATCTATATTGAGAGGACTCTCAATATATGGTGGAAAAGTATAGACATTAAATATGCCTTGATGACCTTTTCTAAAAATAAACCAATCTGTTGGATGATCAAAGCCTATTTCCTCTACATATTTACATAATTTTTCTGCTCCCCGCTTTGAAATTACGTAACATAAAGTAGACCAGTCTTGGTATCCCTTGGCTATATAATAACTAATCTTTTGAGATTCGTCAAATCTTGGATGCTGGTTTTTATCAACATAAAGGCTAAATATATCGTAGTCATCTGGCAGTACGCTCATGGCAGTTTGATACTTTTCATGAAATGAATTATCTATTAAAACATCATCTTCAAATACAATTAACTCATTTAAATCGTTTTCCTTCAAATATTTCCAAGCAAGATAATGACTTCCAAAATTACCAATTTCTCCTGGCTTGAATCCATCCCAAGCAAATTTAAATTCTGGATTTTCTAATTTAAATATATCTAACTCCCCATCTTTTTTAGCATTAAGGCATTTTATATCTAACTTATTTCCGTTTAATACATAGTCTAAATTATTTCTATTAGTTAAACGAGTATCATCTATGTATATAGTGTGATAATTGATTGGATATTTATTTTTTAATACTTCTGGCTTTACTTTATAGAATGAATCTACGGATAAGCAGTCTGATCTATGCTGCATTCTTCCATATATTTTGTCATGCAATTGTTTAATTTCATTAGAATCTATACTATTTGCGTCACAAAACTCATAAAAAGTTTCTAAAATTATTTTTAATTCTTGCGAAGCTCTGTCATGATTATAACTGCTACCAGAGGGATGAGTTAAAATATTTGCATTGTCTCTAAGAACTAGCTTTTTATTGTATATAGAATACGCACACCAAATCATATCCATTCCCCAGCCGCTAGTCAACTTTGTAATATCTGTCCTGTCTGAAAGGAAGTCAAAATACTTTTCAAGCATGTTAACTACATCTCTATGCAATATGACCGCTATGCCGTCTGTTTGAATTGAAAGAAGCATCTTGTCATCTAAATCTAAATTAATTATCTTAGAAGATCCTTCATGCCATGGCTCACTTGTTAAGTGTGGAGCATAAGCAAAAACATTATATTTTGAAATAGATAAGTTTGCCCTATCTATAAATGATATCCAGTTACTGTAACTTACATCACCAGCAAGCCAAAACATATACTCATATGATCGATCGAAGTCTTGTACGGCTTTATATAACTGTCTGTAATACCTTATATCTCCAACATTCAACCACTCATCATTAATTCTAAATCCAGAATTTATAACTTTATGTGGAATATTGTTTGATTTAAAAGAATGCTCTATATTAAGAACATTATCGTATACCTCGTCCCAGCAAACCACATAAGTAAAAAATTTCACTGCATTCTTCCTTTTAATTTTGTAGTAGAAATTGTTTGTGTATATGGAACATAAACCAATCCAATGCCACGATCATCTAGCCAGTCTTGGGTAAATCCCATCTGAGCGTAGTAGTCTTTTTTAGCCCAGTCAGATCCTATAACTATATAGTCTGGTTTAACTATCTCTATTGCTATTTTTGAATCTGCTCCGCCAACATTCATTACTACCTGATCTACATATCTACAAGACTCTAGAACAGCAGTTCTTTCTTCTGTGCTACATACTGGCGGCTTACCCTTATACTGCTGAATAAACTCATCTGTGTTTAGCGATACTATGACGCTTCCCCAGTCTCCTGCCAACTCCTTACATCTTTTCAATAGATTAACATGGCCAGAATGAAAAAGATCAAATGTTCCTCCAGTATAAATTATGCTCATTTAATTAAACCATTATCTTTCAAGGCTCTATATATGGTCATTGTAGTAACGCCACATTCTTTTGCAATTTCTTCCATAGTTTTCTTCTGAACAATATATCGGCGATATAGCCAATCTTTACTCTTATATAATTTCATCGTTCCGTAAGCACCGTATTTGAATAATGAGCAATGCCGAATGCATCTGCCACGTCAAAATCGTTTAGTGATAAATTATATTTCTTATTAAAGTAATCTACAGTTCTTTGCTTTCTCATTTCCCGCATCTTCGCTTTGTACCACGAATCAGCATGCCCTGGATTTTCAAACCTAAGTTTATCTTTTTCTAACTTAGTTGGATTCTTATTGCCAATATGGGCCTGCCAAGATGTGGGCGATATAGTCATTACCTTTGCTCCAGTAGACATAAGTTCTGCTATTACTACGCCGTAGACATAGGACAACTTTATTACGGCGTCTGGGGATTTTACAAACACGGCACCTTCAACAACAATATAGTCAGACCTTAATTCATCAAGCATTGCATGAACTTTTATTTTAGCGTCATGGATCTTTTCATATATATCAGACCCAGTAAATTCTACCTTGCCCCATTTAAGAGGTTTATCGTCTTCCATTAAACAAAATGCTATAGAATTTGTGGAGGCATCTATACCCAAAACTCTACCTGCTTTTGTCTTTATGAGTTCACCCAATTTCATCGATCATCCTTAACAGTTTATTTTTTTGATTTATATCAATCTTTTTCTGACATCCAGAGCATATATTAGATTCGTTATATCTACTTAATCTAGCATTGCATTTCTTGCATAGTCTTTTTGCTCCGCCTCTAATTGCTTTTTTCTCATAGTACTTTTCCATGATCCGCCTATTTGTAGCAACTCGGCAGCACTCATCTGAGCAGTACTTTTGATTATGGGTCTTAGCCTCAAAGTCTTTTGCACATTCTTTGTTAGCGCATATCATTATTTTTGCACCTCATATTGTTCAATTTGAACTTCTCCAGTTGGACCAGCCCAACATTCTTTTTTAATTGGGCAGCCCTTACAGGCATAACTTGTTTTTACAAACGGCCTTATTGGAAGTCCGCCATCTTTAAAATTATCATAGACTTCACAGAGCCAAACAAAGAAATTGTCTATAAGTTCTTTATTCTTATCATTCATCTGAATTGGAATCAAAAGAATTTCCTGTGTATTTTTATTTTCGTACAAAAAGAAGGCTTCTTTTACATTCCTCAATTTCATATATGTAAGCAACTGAAGCATGTGGTTTGCTGATGGTGACATTTCTGCCTGCCTTGTATCCCATACCTCCTGCTTAGCCGTTTTAATTTCTCCAAGAACTTCTTCATCATCCCAATTAATTACGAGATCTATGAACCCACGAATTGGAGGATACTCATTTTTAATCTCTATTTCAGTCTGTACTGACTTTATTGGAGCTCCCATTTTTTCAATTAGGCCTTGCAATCTTTCATGAGCCTGAGTTCCTTGAGCCATATTTGCGACTGCCTTTGCGTCGTTGTTATCTACAAAAGTTGCTCCGCTAAATGCCATATACCAATAACGTGGACAGTTTCCATTGCCATATCCAAAACTACTTGGGCTAAATGTATATTTAGTCATTTCTCCATCTGCACGTTTTGTAGCAAGATAGGCATCATCAAGCATCTTGGCAAATTCTTTAGGATCAAATTTACCTTCATATTTTTTAAACTTTAAGTTTTTTACTATGTCTCTAGCCATTATAGCGAACAACATACTTGAGGGCATCCACAAGTTTGTCTATCGACTCCTTTGCCGAATAATATATATTCTTTTTATTATTATTTACCGTCCCAGCCTTGTCTTTAGCAATAGTTGAGTATACAGAGGCAAGCATAGAAAACTTTGTAGACATTGCCTGTAGTTCAATTATAAGATGTGGCGCTTTTGCTGCTGGTACATCTGGGTTTAGTAAAAGCTTTACCACGATGGCAAGAGCTTTATCAAGCTGTTCATCCTTCATATATTCATGCAGATCATTAAACTCTGTTATATCATTAATTAACTCTAATGTATTTTTCTCTGTCATGCCAATACCTTTGTTACTATAGCGTATCCAATCCATAGTCCAACGATTCCCATCAATCCAGCAAATACTGGAGGCGCTGGAATTGGAAGCTTGAATGCGCTAAATACTCCACCTACAATAGCTCCAACTAATGTTGTCATAAATATATCTCTCACTCGTGCCACTTTTCTACTAGCTGTTCCAGTAATGACCACTCAATTACTGCTAATCTTGTCTTACTATTGTCTTCACCTATAACTAATTTTAATACTGGATAATATGCCCTGCTTACCTTAAAGGTATCTGTGCATACTTTTGCCCACATTTCTTTTGACACTAATACAGATTTACCAGACTCTTTATAGTCAACAACAAAGCCATTCCAGATAGCATCACCCTTTTGGTAATCTCCCCTGCCGCTATTCTTTTGTTGTTTTGCGCCATCTCTCTTTGCTTCTGATCTTTCTGACATTAGTTTATCCTGTATGAATTTTTATGACCGTCTGGGCATGTCCAAGTCATTTCTAAATTTTGTGCATTCCAATAATAAAAGTCTGAGTCCTTGCTACATTTTGAGCATGGCCTAGACTCTTCAATTTTATCTAGGCCTGGGGTTGGCTCTTTGTTTTGTATGAATTCATTAAGACTTGGCATCTATAGCCTTAACAAGTTTGTCTACTACTTTTGGATTATCACGAAGGAATTGCACGGCTTTTGCTCTTCCTTGTAGCCGCTCACCTTCCACGGTGTACCAAGCGCCACCTTTTTCCACGACTCCGCACATTTCGGCAACATCAAGTACTTCTCCTGTCCTATCAATACCAATGGTTTCTCCTTGGTAATAAAAATCATATTGTCCTGCAAGATTAGGTGGACCTAGCTTATTATAATCAATAATCCAATTTACTGGTCTTCCTACCCTTTGTTCAATAATCTTATCGCCAACTTTAACGCCAGCCTTGATCGCATTCGCTTCAGCTTCCGAGCTCCATAGTTTAATAACAGTAGATGAGAAGAATTTAACCGCCATTCCACCCGTCGGAATATGCGAAGCATGCATAGACCCAAATTGATTACGTTGTTGTGATATGAGGACAAGAAGCGTGTTCTTGTTTGCATAATTAAGCATCTTAACTGCATGTGTCATATCCTTTGCTTCTGCGCCGATCTGTTTGGTATCTTCAAGTTTCTTTAATTCTGAACTATCTTTTTCAAAATAAATTGCTGGAAGTAAGGCAGATATAGAATCAACTACAATTAGGTCGACTTCTGCCTCCATCAATTGTGTAGCAACGTCAACCATATCGTTAATTGTTTTTGCTGGGGAATAGATCAATTTAGATGAGTCTACCCCAAGCCGTTCCGCCCAACCTTTATCATAAGATGCTTCTGCGTCAATCCAGGCACAAGTCTTACCATTCTTTTGTGCTTCTGCTATCATCTGTAGACAGAAAGATGACTTGCCAGCAGACTTATTACCCCAAACTAAGACTTGTCTTCCGAAGCCAAGTCCTCCCTTTAGAGCAAGATTCAAACCAATGCTAGGCGTTGGCTGTCTTTCTACTTGAACATCTACTGCTGACTGTACTCTTGATCTAGTTTTTGGATCTAATTTTGCTAATATATCTTCTATTACAATTGTCATTTATACTCTTTCTTTCTACTATTATATCATTTAGAATAGGTTGCCGTGAAGCTTTGGACGTTGTTTATTTTTTTTCATTTTATTATTTAATATTTCATCAAGGCTGTGTAGGACTGCCTCTTCATTTCTCATAGCGGCATATACATCTAAAATACGAATAATAATATCTGCTATTTCTTCTACTACTTTTTCTGATCCTTGACTTTTACGAACCGCTTCTAATACTTCTGTAACTTCAGAATGTACTAGAGCTAACTTATTTCCAATTTTGTCATGTGTGTATTCTCCATCCCAAAATCCTTTTTCTACTGCCGTCTCATGCAGTACTGCGGCCAAAGCATCTAGACCATATTCAGTTACTATTTCATTGCTGTTCATTTTTACTCCTTAAACTAAATTTAAACGTAAAGTCCGTATCATCGTACTCTACAACTAATTCTTTATCTTCATTTGCTGCCTCTACAAATTTTGTGGTTGGAACCGTGAGACTACCATATTGTTCCAGCAAGGCAACCAATATTTTATTCAGGCTCATTGACTGAACAATATCGTCTGTCATTTTATTTCCTTAATCATCAATGTGCCATCATCTAATTTTGATAACACGGGCTTACATTTCATTCCGTCACGCATTTTTGCTAATGTTATTTTATACATTGATGGAAATGCAATTGCTCTAGTAAGATTTTTATCCTTATCAGACATTACAATATGAGACATAGTCTTTCCATTTTTTGTCTGGTACGGGCTAAAGTTTACCACAATCTTCTCATCTTCTTCAAGACTATACTGTTTTCGATATAAGAAATCTACAAATACGTCTGCAGACTCTGGATTAATATCGGCAACGTCCACATATCTTGCAATACGATTATCTCCTACAAGAATAAAATACATCTTGCCAGATTCAATTTGCGTTTGTTCGTGGTGGAAAAGACCGATACTTCCAGTCTCATCTACTAATTCGACTCTTGCCCAGCCTTTGCCACGCTTTATACTTTTAACCATACCAAACATAACAAACGATCCCAATGGATCAAATTGATCTATTGTAATTGCCTGCGCTTTAATTCTAGGGGGAATATTCTTTAATTCAAAAGATGGTATGCCTAGGTATTCGTAGTAGTTTTCTTTTTCTTGACCGCTCCTAGCATTATCCTCAAAGGCAGCACCGCCAATAGCATTAAGAGAGCTAATAGCCCTACTATTAATGCCGCTTCCTTTTTTTGCGGCCTTTTCAATAAATTCTTTATAGTTTGCATATGGTCTTCCTTCTATGATTTTATTTGCGATACTATCTGATATAAATTTAATTTCTGCCAGCCCGAATCGCAGGGAGTCTTTCTGTAAAGAAAAGTATACATCAGACTCATTTATATGTGGCAGTTGAACTCTTAGTCCAAGTCGCTTTGCTTCAATGAGGTATTCTGTTCTGGTGTCTTTGTCTCCTTCATTTTTGAGCGCTGCGAAAATAAACTCCAGAGGATAATGTAACTTAAGCCAAGCGGTATAATAAGAAAGCATAGAGTAAGCAACAGCGTGAGACCTATTGAACGAGTATCCAGCATGTGCTTCAAAGTCGTGCCAAAGCTTTTCTGCCTGCTTTTTAGAAATGTGCTTTGAAGCGCCTTCAACAAATTTATCCTTGAACTGGTCGAATTCTTTTGCATCTTTTTTCTTTCCAATAATTTTACGAACTTTGTCTGCCTCAGACCAAGTCATTCCACCAAGGTGTACGCAGGCCTGCATGACCTGCTCTTGATATATAATTACCCCATATGTATTTTTTGTGAAGGGCTGCATAATTGGATGTACATATTCAACCGCTTCTTTGCCATGCTTTCTATTGATATATGATGCACCAACAGTATTCATAGCTCCTGGGCGAACGAGAGCATTAGATACGATTAGATCTTCAAACTCTGTGGCACCCATCTTAATCAAAAGGTTTGTGTATGGAGTTGCTTCGGCTTGAAATACTCCTTTAGTATAACCTTCGCTTAGCATTTTGTATACTTCTGGGTCATCAAAATTCATCTTAGAAAAATCTATATTCTTTCCAGTACGCTTTCTAATTGAAGCAGTTGTATCTGCTATAACTGATAAACACTTTAGTCCAAGAGCATCTAGCTTAATTAGTCCTATATCTGCGACAGTATCCATATCGTATGCAATAACTGGAATGCGGCCAGAAGCCTTATCCTCACGATCTTCTCTTGTTTCAACTGGACCGTAGTTACGGATAT